GTGGCCGCCGTCGTGTACTTGCCGGACGTCGCCGGACCCACTTCGCTGCCGGCAGTAACAGCACCGCCCGCACGCACCTCGAACGTATCGTGGAACAGGTTGACGGCCACCTGGTCGCCGATCGCTACATCGCGTTCGACAACGCCAATCCCTTTCGTGTCGGCACCGCTCGCGACAATCTCCAGCTTGTTCGTGCCGCTGTTGAATTGCGGGACTACCCGCTGCAGGCGGCTAAGCGCCGCACCTGCCAGAAACGTTTTTGATCGTTCGTTCCAAGTCATATCTAGACCTCAAAATTCAATGTGCTAAAAACCGCTGCCAGGCCGCACGATGCAAACCTGGCAACGGCAGGCTCTTGCCTGGAGTCCGCTTAGGCCGAGACGTTCGCCGACTCGACGAGCGCTCGATGCAATTCCGGGTTTGCCTTGGCCACGATCGACACCGCTCGTGATCGATGCATGGCCGGATTGGCCGCCAACTGCTCGGCGATCAACTTGTTCCATTCCTGCAGGACGTTGCCCGTGCTGGACGTCTTTTTCGATTCCAGCGGCTCGTTGCCGGGCATCTGCTGCAACTGGTCGATCTTCGTCGACAGCTCGGTGTTTTTGGCCGTCAATTCGTTGACCTGCTGCACAGCAGCTTCGAGCTTGGCCTGCTGGTGAACAATGAATGCCGACTGGGCGGCCTGGACGGTCGCGCCCAGTTCCAACTGCTTCAAAACGAACTCGCTGTCCGCGCCCGGGCAGGCCGCCCGCAACTCCGCGATGGTCGCCGGCACGGGAGTAGACACCTTCGTGTCAGTGCTCATATCTGGACCTTTCAAAAACAGGGAAAACTTACCGACGACCTCGTCAAAAGTCGCGATGCCATCAATCAATTGCAGCCCGAGCGCATCGGACGCGATATGCACGCGGCCGTCGGCCAGGCTGTTCACTTGCTGCATAGAAAGACGGCGTCCCCGAGACACCGCCTTGAGGAAAAGATCGTTCTGCTTGTCGATCAGCGTTTGGAAGTAGGCCAACTGAGATTCGGTGATCTCGGTCCCGGGCACCCCGGCCCCCTTCATGTCGCCCGCACGTATCACGTGCACCTTGTAGCCAGCCTTCTCGGCCGCCTTCGAGACGTCGATCACCACCATGTAGGTACCGATCGACCCGACAAACGCCGGCTCGTTGGCGAAGATCTGCCGAGCCTGGCTCGCGACATAGTAAGCCGCCGAGGCCCCCAGGTCCTCGACCACCGCCCACACCGGCTTTTGCTGGTCGGCCGAATAGATGTCGTCGGCCAGCTCTTTGGTGCCGGCCACGGAACCGCCAGGCGAATCGATCCGCAAGACGATTCCGGCTATCGAGTCGTCGCTCATCGCTTGCCGGATCGCTCGCCGGGCGCGGATCGTCGAACCGCTGCTGGACAGCGACGACCCGTATTTGGTCATGGCTCCTTCGATACTGACAACGGCAATGTCGCCTTGGACGATCTCGTAGCCAGCGTTCTCGGCGATCTGCTGCCGCTGTTCGACGTGGGCGCTCAGGTTGATCGACTGGACCAGGCCGCTCAACTGCCGCATGTGCGATTCTTCAATCGCCCAAGCGCCGAAATACTGCCCGATGTGCGGAATGTCCAGCGACAGAGGGCTTTCGTCGAACATCAGCACGATCCCGGCGTCATTCGCCATTTTCTGTGTCTCCTGCCTCGTCTTCGGCCGGCTGCTGCATCGGGGCCGTCGGTGTAATCGACAACTGGAAGCCGTCGGCCAGCGGAGCCCGGGCGATCTCACGCCAGCTCACCCGCTCCGATTCGTTCTGGGCGACCAGCGGATGCTGGTTGAGCTCCATCGCCTTGTCCATCGCGTACCGCACGACCAGCGCGTTGTCTTCGCAAGTCTCGCGAGCGACGTCCTCGTGTTCCAGGTTGCGGCCCTTGAGCACGCGGCGAGGCGATGATAGCCCGTTCCGCATGATCAACAGATCGGCCGACGCATCTTTTAATGGCTCGATATAGGGCCACTGCGGAAAGTTCCAGCGGCATGCGAAGATCTCCTCGCCCATGCGGCCGTACGCGGCCCGCAACGTCGCTGACTCGCGAATGAATTGACGGACCTTCCAGCGATAGACTTCGTTGTGGTACTTCTCCGCGAACCGCTTCTGGAACTTGCGGAACTTCAGCTTGGCCTGGTCCATCGCCCCGCGCCAGCCCGAGAAATTGGTCTCGCCGGCGTCCATCAAGAGCAGGATCAGCGGCAAGTCCAGATTCACCGCGATGAACGTCAGCAGCATCCGCGAATGGTTCATGAACTCGTTCGACGGGATGCCGGGCGTGAAGCCCTTGATCGTTTCGCCAGGAACACGACTGGCGTACTCGGCCCCGGGCGATAGCCGCCGCAGCCGCTGCTGGCCGCCAGTGGTGCTGTAGGGGTCGTCGAACAGCTCGGTGTCCGGCTGCGGCATCGTCTGCACGCCCAGCGGCAGCTCGCGAATGAACGTCAGACATGCCGCCACCTGCTGCTTCACCAGCGTCGCGAACTGGACATCGTCGTGCATGCCGGCGGTCGTCGTCACTCGAATCAGCTTCGGCACGCCGCGGCTTTGGCTAAACGACTTGCCGAAATAGGTATGGATGATCCCCCGTTCGTTGCGGGCCGTCAGCGGGTCCTTGACATAGGCCGGGAAGGCCACCATGTCGTTCTTGGGGAACGTGAACCGGAACCCGTCGACTTCGTTCTTGGTGATCCAGTACCGAGCACGTCGACCCGTTAGATTTTTTTCAACTCCGTGAATAATCCAGCGGTCGCCACTGATCGCCTGGCCCTGCGGAGTCCGGCAGCGGTGGGCCTCGAAGTATTGCAGCGAGCCATCTCGCAACGGGTTGGCGAAAATGTCGCCGTCGCGGATGGCCGCGATGCACGCGATTTCTTGCTGCTCGCACCACGTCTTTTCGCCTTCCCAATCGCATTGTTGCGGATCGATCGCCCAGGCGTTGAAGCGATCTTTCAGTTCCGAGTCAACGTCGGGATCGCCCGTCTCGGGATCGACGTCGAACCCCTCCTGGATCACGTTGGCCACCAGCGTTTCGACGCCCTGGCCAACAATCTGGTCGTTGTTGAACAGGTGCCGAGACAGCTCGATCATGTAGAAATAATCGAGCTCGCTTTGAATGTGATAGTCGGCCCCCGATCCAGCTTGGATGATGCCTTTGGGCCGAGCACGAAAGCGGTTCACCTTGGCCGCTTCGTACGACGACTTCATGTCCAGGTAATCGCGGTTCAGTCGCGTAATCGAATTGCTGACCTGACGATCTATCACACCTGCCCCAACTCTTCGTTCCGGCAACTAGTGTCTAGATAGCTGAAGCCCGTTCCGCCAGTGAGAGCGGCGGCGGCGGCGAATTCCAGTGCTTGCTGTTCCTGTTTAGCCAGTGCGGCTGGGCTAAACTGAATCGATTCGCCGCCAGCGCCACCGTGTGACACGCCCTGGGGTCGCAGTAGCTGCAATTTGGAAACAGCTTCTGCGAATAGAATGGCCTTGCTCGCGCTGTTGGATGAACGGTAGTTCGCGTTCGCTAGGGCCTGATCTAAGGCTGCCTGTAGTTCTGCTGTTTCCATGCCTGCGATTGTTCGCAGGCCGACAATCTGTCACAAGAGATGCAACAGACGGCATCGAAAGAATCGCCAAAGATCGTGATCCGCGCGGCATCGCCGGCCGGATCAGTCGAGCCTTGCAAGTAGCCTCGACCTGCAGTATTGGGTCCGGCACGGGCCCACAACAATAAAAAACCGGCCCTGATCAGCCGCGAACAGGGCCGGCGTCCCCCAATCCCTACGAGGATTGGACGCGATGAAAATCTTGCGCCCGTGTGGGCTCGCGGAACGGCCACAGCACCATATATTCGCCGTGGCCTAGTTCAATCTGCGGCGCGATGAACACTCGACATCCGGCCGCCCGAAACACCCGCCAAAAATACATGTCGTCGTCGACCCGGCTGTCGCCCCAACTGCCGAACTCGTCCGGGGTCGGCAGGAACCATGGCTTGGGCACGCGCCGCAGGGACGCACAGTTGATCGCGGTCAGGCCGAAGTGTGCCGCGTGGACCTCCACAACGGGACGTTGCCGCCAGTCGTCCGGCATATCCGGGCAGTTGATCAAAGGCACCCCGTCCGATCGCTTGGCCTGCAGCCCCGTGATCGCATCGCAGCCGTGTGTCATGGCCAAAGAAAGAAGTAGCTCCACATCCTGCCGAGTAAAGAATGTGTCGTAGTCGACCGTGATGATCCATTCACATTCGTCGATGTGCATCTCCATCTGAGTCTGCAGCACCTGACCCCAAAATGCACCTGTGCCTTTGTGCACTGGGATGCCCAGCGGAAAGAACGCCTTGACCCAACAGGCCACATTTTCGGTGAAGGCCAGCCGCGGGACCGACATCAGAGCCTGCACCCGAATCTCGAACTTCGTCTGGCCGACCTGGATGATCACAACCGACTCCGCAGCAGCGACACCAGCCACCGGATCACGTCCGCACGGCTATCGACCGGCTGCTGGTCCGGTAGCCAGGTGTTGTTATGCCGAGCCGCCTCCAGTATGCCGTCGACGATCTGGATCTCGTCGACGTCCAGATTCACCGCCACCTTGCCCGAGAAGCGCTTCGCGACCTCGGCGATCGGAACCTCAATGGACGCGATCCGGACCTTGGGGGGCTGCGGCCGAGTCGATTCCGAGATTTCGCGAGCCAGCATTTCCTCGGCCGCGGCCTGGGCCTGCTCGCGACTGGCAAAGGCATTGACCAGAGTGCGATGCGCCCGTGGCCGCATCTCGGCCATCGTGCCCGACACGTGCCCATTTTTCGAGATCACGTAGCCGCTGAGGACGTCATCGACGATATCGCCGTCGCCGGCTTCCGGTGGTGGCTCATCTTCGAAATACTCGCCAACGAACAGCGGCCGATCGGTCGGCTTTCGCTTCACGAACCGGTTGAACTGAGCCAGAATCGCATAGCCGTGCTTCGCCAGAGTCGAATCGTTCTTTACGTTTGCCTCTGTCGATTGCTGGCCAGGTTCTTCAAGCGACAGCTCCGCGTCGGTCTCGATCGGAGCGATCACACGCATTTCCCTGCGCTTCGACATGCTCAAACCCTTTCTGTTGCCAAATACTCACGGCCATCAGGGGTCGTGATTACCGCCGGCTCCGGCCTCTGTGGTTCGATGGCCGGCGGCGGATCGTCGTCGGCAAACCTGAACCCGCAGCGGGCCCCGGCCACCATCGCCAGGTATACGGCATCGAGCCAGTGATTGTTCCCACTCGGGCATTCCCACACCTGGGTCATCCCCTCGCCGGGCACGAACTTCACTACCTGCCGTTCGCTGGCCATGTGCTTGGCGAATTCCAGATGCTCGTCGGCATTCGCCGCAAATAGTGTAACACTCCCCTTGGTGACCTGGCCAGTCTCGCTACTGTACGGAAGAACAAGTGATTCCTGCAGCCGAGTCTTCCAATGGTTCGCATCGATGTTGTAGACCTCGCGGTGCTTCTCGTTGATCTTGCCATGGTATCCTTCGCCGATCAGGGTGATCCGGTTGGCGACTAGCTTCTGCGGATGCGCGTATCGCTTGAACCGCCAATGCCCCGCGCCCATGCCGACCGTGGGCGACCAGCGGCGATCGTTCAATAAATCAATGGCCGCGTAGACGTCGTTGGTCGACCACCGAGAGTCAACGAACGCCCGTGTATATCGATCGACCGTCCAGATCTTGCCCAGCGATGCATGAAAGCGGACCAAAGCATCCGCAAAGGCCTGCCGGAAACCCAGCTCGTCCGCCGCCACCTTGAACCGGCCGTAATCGATCACGTGGCCGGTGTGGTTGCGTCGCCAGGTGATCGCCACCCAATGGCATTCGCGCTTGCCCACGTCGACCCCGATGGTGATCCACCGCGAATCGGTAGGCACAAACCCCCGCGGGAAGTTGTCGACGGTACGGCGCACCACGTCCTCGACCTGCACGTTGATCGCGTCGCCGTCGAATTCGGCGATCGGGATCACCCAGCGGAACTGGCGGGCCTCGCGTTCGCCCGCCTCCTTGTCCTCGCGATGCTGGCTCAGCCATTCCTGCTTGGCGATGTGAGAACTCGACCAGAACAGATTGTTGAACGCCGACCAGCGAAAGCCCAGAGTGTCGGTTTCGGGCAGCTCGCCCACGATGTGGCCGTCGTCGTCGATCGCCTGGCCCCTGTGGATGAGGCGAGCCTCCTGGTTCATCCGCCGCCGGGCGTCATCTGTAATGCGAACCCCACAAGCCGGACAGGCGAAGTAACCCAGCCGGCCGGCTTGCACGGCGTTAGCGGCTTGGGAGATCCCGAGAAAGTGCTCGCGTTCGGGAGTGATCCAAGCCTTGCAGTCCGGACATTGGCAGACGATCCGGGCTGCGCTACCGTTGCGATAATCTTGCCAGATGCGTCCCTGCTCAATCGAAACCGTGCATTCCTTGTAAGATACCGCACGATCTCCGTAGGACTCAGTACGTGCCTCGATCTGGCTAATTGGATCCGTTTCGCGGCTCTGTTCGTTGGCCTCATCCATCTTGTCGACCTCGGTAATGACGACCACTCGCGTTGTGTAGCCCGACCGCATCTCATCGCCGCCTCCCCCCGTCATGAACTTCAGCCAGGTGCCATTTTTGAACCGCATCGAGTCAAACTTGCCGCCCTTGCTGCCCTGGCCGGCGTCCGGCAACTGCTTGGCAAAATCCGGGCTGGCCAGGATGGTCGGCAAGAACTCTTTTCGCCACTTGTCGAAAGCCATCTCCATCTTGGGCACGCCGACGATCACGTCCTCGCGTACCTCGAACAGGTGATACAAGAGCGGGATCACCAGACTGGTGAACGTCTTTCCAGACTGCACGCAGCCCGTGATGGCCATCTTTTGCCAACGGCCAGAGCCCATCTCGTCGAGCAACAGGCCCGCAAACGGCTGCCTGTGGACACGGAATCGCTGACCCCGATATTGGCCTTCGGGAATGATGATCGACTGCTCGGCGAACAGCCGCATCCCCCGCGGTGGATTGACTATCGCTTCCCGATGCAGCCAGAGAGACGTCTTAGGACGCCACGGCTTTACCATCAAGTCCAGAGATGGTTCGCTCGCAATCACGCAGACAATCGTTGAGCAATTCCAATGGCTCCAATCCTGCGATCCGATACAGAGATTCGCCAAACTGCCGGAGCCGACTCACCATAAATTGTAAATCCTCGACCAATTCGTCAACCGGCACCAGCTCGCCAGACAGCCGTTGACGCTTGAGCTCAACCAGGTCGGCCTGGGCCGCAGTCAGCCGCTGCCGCTCGTCGTCGACATCGGCGCGCTTGAACTTGGCCAACCAGGCCGCAATCACCCACGGGTCACACGACTTCAACCCAGCAGCCTGCCAACGCTCGATCGTCCGAGAGTCTACCTCGAGCTTTTCCGCCAACTCGCGTGCCGTTAGCTCGTGTTTTCGCGGTCTTCCGGTCTTTTTCCGCGATTCTACAGCCATAATTGCAGTTGCGATCGCTCAATGGCGTAGCTACGGACATTTTTTGGCGTAGCTACGCCAACGTTGTAACTCCTTGTCCTGCAACAGTTTACCGACCACGCCCGATTCCTGTCTAGCAAAAAATGTGCTTCGATCGAGGGGGCTCCGCCCCG